CTAAACCAACCTAATGGACTATATAAACCATTAAGCCTGAAACCTGCTGTTATACCATCACCTTCTTTACTAGCCCTCCATTCACCCTGTCTTAGCATTTTTGTTTTATGACTTTCATCAAATAAGCCACCACAATGTATACATTTATATTGCACGTTATTTATATCTTCTTTCTGTAATTGCTTCCATCTTAAGTCCTGATACTCACCACATATAGGACAAGGTACGTAAAACAATCTGCAATCAGATGCTAAATATTCTGATTCTATTCTTGAAAAATCCTTAATTGTAGGTGTAGATGTAAGTAGTATTTTTTTTCTTGTACTAAATGTTGTTGCCCTCTTTTCCGCAAGAGCTACAGGGTCACCTTCACCTGACGCATCAGATGGAAACGCATCTACTTCATCACAACTTATATACCTACATGGTGTTGATCTTAGTCCTGTTGCTGAGTTAGCACCTGTTATTAGCATCATGCCACCAGGAAATTCTTTACTGCTTAATGTATTCCCACTATCCCTACTTCTAGCAGGTGCTATCTTTTCATTTAGACAAGGGGTATCAGTAATCATACTTTCTAATCTTTGCTTACTTAACCTTTTACCCATTTCTAATGTAGGTTGCACTAATAACATAGGTGCAGGTGCATGGTCTATTACATAGCCGAGCCAACAATTTTGTGCTTCTGTTTTACCTGTCTGTGCTGCAAACATCATTACTACACGTTGTACTTTACTTTGTGTACCTAAACAATCCATAGGTTCTTTTAAATATGGTGTTCTACTTGTTCTCCATTTACCAGGTTCACTACTAGCTTTACTAGACAGGATTCTATAAGTATCAGCCCATTCACTAACAGTTAAAGACTTTTCTGGTTTAAGACCTGCTAAAAAACCTTCCTCCCATGCGTTCATAATTGTGCAAGATTATTTAGTGCTTCTTTATGCTCACTATTTATTATCTGGTGTATAACAGTTGCATCATCTTCACCTGCTAACTGATGACTTAACCTATCTGCTAAGTTTGTTAACGCTTCTCTTATAGCTCTACCTTTTGCAAAACTACTTTTTTTTATATCTTCAACACTAACTAATTGTTTTTTCTTTTCCTCTACATCTAACTTTGCTAACTCTGCTAAATAAAACTCCCTTTTAGCTTTACTTTCTGCAAAATCTGGTATTTCATCAGCAGATAAATTATCTATCTTTTGTTTAAGTTCTTTTTTTGTGTCCTTAACTTCCTTAACAGGTATAAAATTACCCTCCCATGCTTGTAATGCTAAATCTTTATCTAAAAAATCTTTTCCATCTTCTGTTTTTACTAATGCTTGTTTAAATATACCTTTTGCTTTTCTTTGTGATACTGCACTTTTACTAACATTTTTTATTTTCGCTAAATCTACATAAGTAATAAGCATTTGATAAGAGTTAAGCACTTGTTAACCATAATAGTTAAGTAGTTAAGTTACTGCAAACGCTGACGCTAAATATTTTCGGCGCTTTCAGATGACCA